CCCTTCCACGAGCCGACGATAAAATTTGCGTCGTGGTTGAATAGCGCGATGGGGTTGCGGGAGAATGCTTTCACATCCCAGCCATTCGGCTCGACGATGTCGCCGAAGCGATCCGGCGTTGCATCCGAGAGAATGAATTCGAGTCCCTTGTCTTCGGTCGACACCGTCTTATGCACGATGCCACCGGCCGTGCGCTCCATATCGCCATCGAGATCGCCGGTCGCGCTGTCATCCCACGCGGTTTCGCATGCGTCTTGGGCTTCGTCGTCGTCGACGCCGTCGCTGGTCAATTCCTCCGAACACCGGTCGAGAAAATCCTGTTTGGATTCGTCATCGTCCGGCTCGGGCACGTCATCGGCTGCGACTTTGCAGATGAGTGCCATGGACGGATCGCGCTTGAGTACTTCGCGCCAGCGCGTGATGATTGCTGAAATCTGTGCAGCACTTTTCTTTGGCTGCTTTTCCCCCTTGTTCTCGCGCCAAATACTCAGGCATGCTGCGACGGCTTGCTCTTGGGGGCGCTTGTCTTTATTCGGCCCCATCATTTCGGGCACACAGCGCTTCATAAATGTCGCCTGATCTTCGTCCTTGCGAACCGACATCGGCATGACTTCCTCCATCACTTACGCGCGTCTGCACGAAGTGCTCAATTACGATCCTGAGACCGGCGTGTTTACGTGGCGCGCTAAGACGTGCTGCAAAGTAGTTATCGGCGGCGTCGCCGGATACGTTGACAAACGCACTTACAAACGCGGTGGCGGCTACCGATACATACGGATTGACGGCACGTTATATGTGGCTGCGCAATTGGCCGTGCTTTGGATGACCAGCAAATGGGCACCGCGCGATGTCGATCACATAAATGGCGTTCGCGACGATAACCGTTGGACTAATCTGCGCCTCGCTGATCGCTCTCAGAATTGCGCAAATAGTCCCGCACGCGGTGGCGCGTATTCAAAGCTCAAAGGCGTGAGCTTCAATTGGGCCGCCGGAAAATATCAAGCTCAAATCAAAGTCGATTATCGGCAACGTTATCTCGGTCTTTTCGACACTGCCGAAGCAGCGCACGCCGCTTACTGCGCCGCTGCCAAGAAATACTTCGGCGAATTTGCACGCAATGAGTGACTAGGATTTGCGCTTACGCTTCGCCCATTGTTTTTGATAGCGTTTCTTGCGCGCGGCGCGCCCTTGCGGGCTGTCGCCGTATTTGCTGATCGGCGAGAGCCAGTAAGGAAGATCGCCCTCTAACTCCATCGCGAGGATATCGATGGGCTCTTTTTTGCCGCCGATCATGCGGGGCTTTTTCATGCGGCCTGCCTCAACGGCACATCGTCAAATGGCGGCGCGTTGCCCGACCATGCATCCCATCCGCGCCACGCTGTACCGGCAACCACGACTTCGTGCTCGCTGTGAATGTTGACCCCGTATGCAGGCACGGACACCGCTGCCGTACGCGGCACTTCGGCGCGCAGTGTGATTTTTGTACCGCGACCACCGCTCCAACCGTTCGCGACATCGCGATCTGTCGTGGTCGACGCCGCACCGTTGCGCACGACTTCGAGGGTTGGCAAATAGCGCCACGTTCCCGGCGATCCATCTTGCGGATGCACTTCCTGCGCCTGCGCATAGGCTCGCACACGGCGCGATAGCGCAAAGAACCTGTCAAATTTTTCTTGGTCGATGCCGATGCCACGATAGAGATCGAGGGTTTTGATTCCGGCCTTATCGAGCAAGTATTGCGTCACTTCCCATTTGGCACGGACATAGGCTTTGATGCCTTCCCATCCGCCGACATTTTCATAATGCCGATTCGCCATCTCCCGAATTGCTTCCGGCTTCTCGGGAAAATGCTCGGTATTGAGTCGCCCCCCGAGTTCCGCCGCCGTTGCCAGTTGCAACAGCATACCGTTGTTTGTAGTCGAAGAGCTTTTCCACGCTGACCACAGCTTATTATCGAGCGCGGTCACGTCACGGCGCAATTGGCTATCGGGTATCGGTTCCGGCTCACCCTTCGGCGGAAGTGTTTCGGCGAGCCCGCGTTGTTTGATCACTTCCATCGCGCGCTCGACCGAGAGATAGCGCGCCAATCGTTGCGTGCGCTGATAATCAGTGCCGGATGTACTGTTGAGCGGATCGTATTTGTCCGGTAGCGCGTCAACTTCCTCGACTGTTGCGACCGGGCTTTGCTTTTCCGGCACGCCGGTCGATTCATCTTCGACGATGTTGGTATGCGCCTGGACCCATTCGAACTTGTCCGAGTCGTCCATCGATGACCAGCTTTCGGATAACGACTCTTTGGCGTTTTCTTCGACCCACTCGGGCACATCCATGTTGCCCGCCTTATCGTCGCCTTCCTTGTCGAACGCCTTTGCGATCACCTTTTCGATCTGCTCGCGCATATCGTCGGTGAGAAGCTTATGGCCTTCTTCCGCTTCGATGCCGGGCAAACGCAATTGCTCTTTCGACGGTGCTTTCAACTCATCGAGATATTCGTCATTCCATTCGAATTCCGGATCGTGTAGCGAGCCGCCCGGATTGCCTTCGAAGTTGATAGTCAGAGCGGCGAGGATTTGCGCCTGCGTGAATGGAAAGTCCGGCAACTTTGGTTCAAGTGGCCCGCCTTCGTCTTCTGGATGACGCGCCTCTTCGAGCGCATCTTCGGCCCATTCCCGCTCGCTGCCGTCATTGAACTGTTCCGCGATTTGCTCGCGCGCATCGTGCGGCGCATATTCGCTGTAGTAGTAATCGCTTTCGCTACTGATTGCGTCGGACTTGGCCCACTCGACGTATTTTTCTTCTGCCTCTGATTGCGCACTCGCGCTCAGCATGTCCCATTCTTCGGGAATGTACGGCTCTTCCTCTTCGTCCTCATCTTCGGTGTCTTGCGGCCTTTCGGTTTCCGCGCCGACCGCGTCATTGGCGAGTTTTTCGATTGCGGGCTTGGCGCGCTGATATTCGCTTTCGAGCCGCGCAGCGGTTTCTCGATTGTATTCATCGCCGCCGACGTTGATGACTTCCGGATCGAGCTTGACCGACTTCGGCGCACCCGGCTCTTTGCTTTCGCCGCCTTCGGCTGCACCGCCGCCAGCGAAGCGTCCGCCCTCCGGTGTACCGGAGGGCTCGCGTGGGTGTTTGGCTTCGTCCCAATCCTTTTTGCGGAACGCGGCCAACGCGTGTTCTTGCTCGGCGATGCCTTCGTCATAACTCTCGACGCGTTTGCCGTCGCCCGGCTGATAGAGCTTGCCGTAGCTCGGATCGTGCACCATGAACACGACATCGGGCTCGCCGCCATTGAAGTGTTCGAAGGTCTTCTTGTCCCAACCCGGCGGGGCGTATTGGTCACTCCACGCCAGCCGCGCCACCGCGCGAAAGCCTGCTTGGCTGTAGAGCGTCGGCAGCACGGTATCGAACGCATCGAGCCGCCGCCCGCCGAGAGCTACGGCTTGCCGCAATGCCTTTCCGGCAAAATCCTCGATCTTGGAATCCGCGTGCTTGAACGCGGACACGATGTCGTCGCCCTTGAGGGCGAATCCGGCCTTGCCGTCGCCCGACAGATATAGCCGCATACTGCGGTATTCGTCGGGCTCATAGACGTGCACCGATGCGCCAAAACGCGTCGATGCCTTCGCGGCTGAAATGGCGGCGTGAAAGCGCTGATGATCTTTAGTGCTGTGGGCGACCGTGGCGGTTTTACTCTCGCCGCCATCGCCGCCTTCGGCTGCGCCGCCGCCTGCGAAACGTCCGCCTTCCGGCGTACCGGCAGGCTCGCGTGGATGCTTATCTTCGTCCCAATCGCGGGCTAAAGCCCCATTGCCCGGCAGTGCTCGATGCACTCGGCCGCCGTCATGTCCGGATGACTTGCCAAGATACTGTCCACGATCTCGCGCTCGCGCGGCGTCAATCCGGCCAACAGCCGCTTCCGATCCTCGGGCAACTCGCTGGTATCTTTGGTCGTTTTCGTGTCCATGACGATCCTTATCTGGCCTCGCTGGCGCTCCATTGCAAGCTGATTTCTGCCGATCCGGATCGATGGGCTCGGCGCTTTCCGATGTGAACAGGATGCGCCCGGTGTAGACCTTGTGCTGCGACACGTCGTGATCCGCAGACACGCCTTCGGCAATGGTGACGTGCGGCTTGTAGGTCGGGAAATCGGAAACCCCGCCCTGCGCCTGCAATGCTGCGAACCGCTTGGCGAGATCGTGCGACTCGAAGCGCAGCGTCAGCACCTTGTCGTCGTCATCCTTACCGAGCACTTCGAGATGTTTGCGCGTCGAGTCGTCGCTCGGGTAGGTCTTGTCGTCGTTGTCGAGCACGTAGTCGAACGGCGTCTTCGAATAGATCAGCGTCGCGTGGTACTCGTTGGGATCGACCAGCGACGCACCGTCCGGCAATTTGAGCGTTTGCGCCCAAGCATAAATCGCCTCGGCGCTATCATGATCGAGATGCGCGCGCACGAACACGCCATGACGGAAGTCCGGCGCGAAGCGCACGATGTGAGAAGGCGGGTTGCACGCAACGCAAGTTCCGCACGGCTCAAGCGCGAGATTATCGGCAAGCTCGCCGCGCAGCATGTCACGCGTGACGACACCTCTGCCAAGCTCGGCCGACACATCCCATTTATCGCCGCAGACTTCCGCCGCACGTTCCGGGCCGATGCACGCCGTCAATCTCAGCATACAACGGTCAAGGAAGCCGTCTTCGCTTTCGTCGTTCTGCGGCCAAAGCTCGATCCGGATTTTCGGCGCGTCCGGCACATACGCGCGCTCTTCCGCCGACTTGTGGCCCTTGCCGCCCGTGAATTTCTCGGCTTCGCGCAATAGCTGCGTGATCGAGATGTCGACGCGCGAGACCGGCACTTTGGTGGCCTGCGAAAGCTCGCCTTCCTTGGCGTCGAGGCCGATCTTTGCCGCCCAATGATGATGCCCGTCGAGAATGTAATTGTCGCGCGACACCACGAGACGGCGGCCGATGTGATCGTCTTCGTTTTTGAGCTTCACCATGTTGGCCGCAACCTTGGCCCCGGAAAGCTCATCCTGCGTGGCGCGCAGGAAATCGGCGCGCTCGCGGTGCTTCTCGACTTCGTATCCCTGTTCCTTGAGATACTTCAGAAACTCTTTTGTTTGCCCCCGATCCAACTGCGGCATCTTGATACGCGGGATGCCTTTGGTATCGGCGCAAAACAGGTTCGTGCCTTCCACCGTCACGTCGCAGAGATTGAACGTCGGTGCGTGCTGGCCCTGCTTTTCCCAACGCTGTGCTTCCTCGCCGAGCTTGCGGATCAGCGTTGACACCGAGCGCGGCTGGTCTAGCTCGACGTGCTTGTGCTCATAGAGCGCGAGCACCGCATCATAGACGTTGGTGGTGTAGATCGAGCCGTCGTGCTGCAACCGCGCTTCGTTGGAATATCCCGGCCCCGGATGCTGGCCCTCTTGGCTGGCCGCGCCCGCTTCGCCTTTGCCGGACTTGGGGGCTTTGCCTTTGCCCGGTTTCTTGCCGCCGCCTTCATGGCTTGCATCTTCATGCCCGCCGCCGCCAGGGCCGAATTGTCCGGCGTTGTCGGGCTGGCCGCGCGGATGCTGCGACTCGTCCCAATCGCGGCCAACAGCACCAGGGCACATTTGGCCGGTTGGCCCGGTGACGCCCCGGCCGCCGTTGATGCCCCGGCCGTCAGGGTACGTCATCAGCGATGCACGGGCGGACCAAAGACTTGCCAGCCCAAAAGAAGGAAGAGAATGAACAGCAACACCGCATTCGCGCCGATAGCGTACGGCCCGACCACAAGGCCGAAGTGGACGATCAGGCCGAATACGAACCAAATCAGCATGAGAATCCAAAAGATCAGGCCGAGAGTCATGGCTTCATCTCCTAGAAAAAGGATGCCCGCTCCCCCGCGAGGGTAAGACGGCGGCCCTCGTGGGCCGGGAGAGCGGGCGGAACCCCGAAGCCGCATGCGAAAGCTCGGGGAGCTTGAGTTTCGGTACCGCGACTCAGCAACGTAAAAATTATTTTCGGCTACTTTCACCGCAGCAAACGGATGTTGATTCCCGCTAAGTCATTGATGACTACGAACAGCTACAGCGCAGAAACCCACGTAAACCGTAATTTCAACTCGGGGCGACTCCCAAAGTCGCATTGAGATCACTGCGTTTTCCTTTGCAACAAATAGAGTTTTGAGTCCAGTCAAAACGTCAATGGTCGGGACGTGCTATCATATGCGCGTGAGTGAGAACAAGCATGCCCAACTCACGGGCGGGCTATTTGACAAGTAAATCAGGAGTCGCAAAGAGGCCGACCCCGGAGCGGAGATTCCGGGGCCGGTTCGCAACGCGAGTCCCTAGCAAGAAAGGAAGGTGGCATCATGCAGAAAGATGCCGCAACCGTCAATGCCGGTAAACGCATTAGCCGCATGGAAGCGCGGCGCGAGAAGCTTCTAATTACCATCGAGCGGACACAACGCCGCTTCGAGAAAGCCGACAAGACAGCGAGGCGAGCGCTCAAATCGTTGGCAACGCTGGAACGCACGCGGCGGCGGATGGACAAGGCTCTGGCGAAAGCCAGGACCGAAGCCGCCGACGACACCGTCGAGAGCGCAACGCCTAAGCTCGAAGCAATGGAGCAAGCGCTAGGCGAAGCGATCTACGGCGAGCGTCCGCGCGGAATGGCGCGGCTCGCCCACCTTGCTGAAGATTTGCCGAAGGCCGCGCTCGAAGCCGGGCAGGACCAAGGCATCTTCCCCAAGGCTGACGATGGCCTTCCTAACTTCCTGCGACGGCAACAAGAGCGCCAAGCGGAAGCGGAGCACAGCGTCGAGGAACGGCATCGCAAGCTTCAGGCGATGGCCGATCCAAAGACCAAAGAGAAGAAAGCCGAACGGCGAGCGGTGGAGAAAGAAATCCGCCAAGCCGAGATCACCGGCAAGCGGCGCAAGATGCCGCTCACCGGCCGCGCGGCGCTCGCCGCGATGTCGGCCGAGAACCAACAGACGCAGGATGCATTCTTCGGGAAGCGTCCAAAGAAGACTTGATCGACACACTGGCCGCGTTGTTCATCAACGCGGCCTTTTTTATTTCCATCACCCGACGCGAGTAGGCGTTGCGGACTTCTTGCAGCTTTGCGTCGCCGATGATCAGTGCGCGCCGGTCGTTGACCGCGCGCTTGATCGACGCGGCGGCTTCATCGAGCGTGCGCATGGGATAGTCGTCGCTCACGCGCCGAATTCCAACAAGCGGTCGAGTTGGTTGATGATCGCGAATAGCTCGGTGCGCAGCGCGAGATATTCCGCGAGCGTGAGCTTGCCCGTAGCATGATCATGCGAGGCACGAATGAGCGATTGCCGCGCTTCATGGATCGTGAGCGGCACGCGTGCATTCGCGCCGATGACGTGGCGCGGGCGGCGGTGATAGTCGGCGGTCCACGGGATCATGGCTGTGTGAACTTGATCGCGCCTGCGCCTGCGGTGCGCTTTACCGAGTCCCGCTCAAGCCGGATGATGGAATCCGTCAGCATCGCGCGCACATCGGCATATTGGAAATCGTCGAGCACGCCCGAGCGATGATCGTGCTCGGCGCGATGCATCGAGTCGCGTGCTTCGGCGAGCGTGTTCATCGGATATTGTGATCGCGCCATTAGGTAAACTCGCGTTCCTGCGCCAGCCATTCCGGCATGGTGAAGGTACCGTCCTTGTTATCTTCGACGTACTGCTTGGGCACCCACGCGCTGACCTTGCCGTCGAATAGCCGCAGCGCCTTGTCTGTCTCGCCGCGAACCTCGGCTTCGATATCAACCAGCTTCGTGTTGTTGCTCATCGCTCCGACCCAACCTTGCGGATGACGACTTCAACTTCGTCACCGACTTCGAACGGCGGGCGTTCGTCAAAGATCAGCACTTCACGCGAGCCTTCCAACACGAGCCCATACCCCAGCGTTTGGCTTTCGAATTGGGCGTCGCCCTGCGCATTTTTCCAGCCGCGCAAGATTTGCTTACGCTCATCGAGCTTTTTGATCTTGCTGCGATAGACGAAGCTCACGGCGATTCGGTTGGCTCATCCGCAGGCAGCGCGTTGACCAGCTTGATGATGGTGTCGGCGACTTCCTCGCGCTGATTGGCCTTCGCCCACACTGCCATGATCTTCTTGCCGGTGGCGTCGGTGATATAGACGTTGAATCGGCCGCCCGCATCAGTCTTCTCGGAACAAACCCAATCCCATGGACGCGGCGGAAGAGTCATTTCGGCACAGCCTCGATCCACTCGTTGACACATTTGTCGCACAGCGACGCGCCCGAACCGTCATCCTTCCACAGCATCAGCGGCACGGCGGGAAGTGGCCCGGCACACATCGCGCAGAGTTTGCGCGACGGCACATCCGGCAATCCCCATGCGAGGCGCTTCTCGAAGCCAGCGCGGAATCTCAGTGTGACCGTCATGACTTCGCCGGGACGTAGCCTTCGCCCATGCAATGCGTGCACTCTGTCGTGTACGCCTTTTCCAATCCGAACGATGGCCACGTTTCTTCGTACACGACAAGCTCACGCTTGTCTTTGCAACAAGGACAAGTGACGACTTCGATCCCGTCGCGAAATTCAATGGGCATGCCCGCCACTCTTCACGATGGGTTTGCACGGCATGGTAATCGAGCGCGGATCGTCAACCCGACCGGCTGTCGTGATTAAGATGCTCTCGCCGCAAATGTTGCATTCGATATGCCAATAGCCGCAGCGCTTTGCCGGATACGGCACTATCGCTTTGCATGCTGGCAAGCGACCCTTGGCCATATCGAGATCGATGCCGAGCGGATAATCCGGATCGGGCTTCTCGCGCGGCTCGCGGCCCGCATCGATCCATTCGATGCGAAATTGCGTTTGCAAAGCCATGCTCATGGCTTATGCCCTCCCGTGTCGGGAGGCGGCGAGTAGACCGGAATGAGCACGCCAACGCTGGTGGACAATAGCCCGCCAGAACATAAGTCGCGCGATCCGCGCATCCAGCCTATTAAGCTCGGCGACCGAAGATGGCGGCTTGCGCGCATGGCGCTTCTTTTTGCGTGCCGCGCGTTTCATATGAACGCGCCTGACTTCAACTGATCGACGAGCCGCATGATCTCTGCAAATTGGCAATCGAGCGGACGGCGACCGCCGAGAAGCGGCTGCGGCGTGATTAAGAATTCCTGTGCTTGGTCGTGGTCATAGAAATCACGGACTTCGCACAGCACAAGCTCGCGCTCGATCAACGTCAGCACCCGCGTTCCTCCCCGGCGAAGGATGCGCGGCCGGATCGGGCTTGTCCAATACAATCCGGCCGCGCAAGGCAGCGGTCCCACGAACGCCGGACCACGGGGAGGACTTTTATCCTTGATTCGATTCGACGCAATATGATGGGCTGGCCGCCTGTGGATAAGATCAGCTTATCAACGCGCTGATATCGATCTCGGGCTCATTTAATGGCGCGGCACCGACCGCCATGGCCAGCGCGACCAGCCCGTCGATGCGTCCGGTCGAGCGCCGCTTCGACGGCTTTTTGTTGCGCGCATCGTCTTCGGCAATCACCGTATTCATCACGCATGATTTGAGCACCGGATGATCGCCGTGGCAGAGATTGCGTGCCAACAGCATTTGGCTTAGCTCGCGCAGCGCCGGACTCATGCTGGCGTAGCCTTGGCCGAATTCGATGAAATGCTCTTCGATGAATTCTTCGTCCATGCCCGCTTTGATGAGCCACGGACGGAATTGCGAGAAGTGCCATCTATCAAAGGCAATTTTTTGAATTCGATAGCGACCAAACAATTCGCGCAGATGATGCGCGACATACTCATACGATATGGTGCGCCCCGGCGTCGTATCGAGAAATCCCTGTTGATTCCACAGGTCCCACGGTGTGCGATCCGCTTGCGCCTTTTCCAACAATCCTTCCTCTGGCAACCAAAACGTCGGCTTGACTTGCCATTTGCCATCGACCTTGCCGATTAGCACGAGACAGGTCAGATCATTGACTTCGGAGAGATCGAGGCCACCGTAGAGTTCGACATCTTCGAGCGAACGGATCGGCTCCTTGCATGCCGCCCACACATCCGGCGCACAGAATGGATTGTCGACAACGACTCTCTGATTCAAAATTAAATTTCGGAATTCCGATTCCCGAGCAGGCATTCTGCGCGCATCGGATGCTTGTTTCAGCACTTCCTTCATTGACAGAAACATGCCGAGCGACGGATTGGCGAGCGCGATCACATCAGGATCAAACGGATCGTTTTCAATCGGCGCGGTGTAGAGCTTGAGCACGACGCTCGGATCATGTCCGGCCAGCGCGTCGTCAATCAGAATGGAAAGCAAGTCGGCATCAGTCGGCGCTTGCGTCGAGATGATTATCGAGAGCGGGTCTTTCTGCGCACCGGTTGCGGTTTCGAGCGCTTCGTACAATTCGGACCGGGGACCACGCACGAGTCCAAGTTCATCGTGAATAACCAGCGCAGGTGAAAGGCCATAGGCGGTCGTAGCCTCCGCAGCAAGGGCTCGATACCGCGTGCCGAGATCGCCACAAGATAAGGATTTCGCCGACTCATGGATCATCACCGCGTCGCGCAGCACCGGATTGAGCCGGACCATCTTCGCCGCGAGATTGAACACGAGCGCGGCTTGATCGCGCGATTGCGCCGCCGAATAGATTTGGCTGTTCTGCCGTCCATTCGCTTCCGGGCCGACGAGATGCACCAGGACTAGGCACGCAACCAGCGTCGTCTTGCCGTTCTTTCTGCCGAGCGAAAGGATCGCGCGCCGCGTGATGTGCGGATTGTCGTATATCTCTTCGATGAATTGCTTTTCCCAATCGAGAAGTCGCACCTTCTGCCCGACTTGCGCGCCTTCAGGCACGTACACGTATTTTTCAATCCATGTCCACACCTTTTGCCCGCGCGTGAGATATACCTTGCGCGGACGGCCGGGGCCGCGCTTGGGCGTCGGGGTTGGATTGAGCATCTTCAGGAAACATCCTCCCACGGACGTTTGACAACCTGATTCTGCTTGGCGCGCTCGGTCACGATGGGCTGGCTGCGCACCGACTTCGACAATCGCAGATCGGCGCTAAGCCTGCGGATCGCGGCAGTCTCGCGCGCATGCTGGCGAGATAGAATCTCGACGATGGAATCCTTCTTGCGGTCGACGAGCGCAGCATTGTAGCGCTGCCAAATGATATTCGCCGCAACCGCGTGCCGACAGAGCGCCTTGAGAAGCGGCCACGTCTCGCGACCGAAGTATCGCAGTGGCATCGAAGCCACAACCCTGGCCCATTCGTCCTTCTCCGCATCGGTCATATCCTCGGGCGGATGCGGCTTTTCCTCGCCCGGAATGAGCGGCACTACTTCGAAACCGGGCTTCAACGGTCTTCCACGTCTGTTCACTTGATCGTCTCCTGGGAACATAAATAGAACAGCGAGTCGCGGGCAATTTCAGCCCGGAGCTTTTCGACGTTTGCGTGGCGGGCAGATCGCCTCGCGCTTCGAGCCTTGCCAGAACGCACAGGTAATG